AGGTCCTGCACTACCTAATAATCCTCCAAGTACACCCATATCTAACTCCTATATATTAAGTGAAAAACTTATTAATTATACCTGTTGTTGCAATATCACCCAATAATCCACCGAAACCGCTTATATTATCCTGTGTGTTCTGTGCCTGTATTTGTGAATTCTTTGCAGCACTACTGAGCAAACCACTACCACCACCAATGTCGAATCTATTTGGAGCGCTAACTAGATTACTCCTTCTGTTTGATTGTAAGTTGTTAAACTGTTGTCCTGTAGTAAGTAATCCGGCAAGACTACTGCGCTTCCTATCCTCCTGCTCTGCGCTTACCTGTAGACGCTCATTACGTGCCGCATTAGAGAGGGATTGTATGCCGGGGGTGCTAAGACCTACCCCTGTATCCAAGTCCGTTCCTTCGACTGTCTGGCCTCTTCTAGCAAGTGTTTCCTGTATAGTATCAAATCTATCTTCACTTCTCTGCTTTTGGAACTCAGTTTTCTCTCCAGAAAACGCTTTATTTATTTCATCTAATTGTAACTTGAAAGTATTAAACGTATCTTGCTCTATAGGATCTAATGAATCAAACCTTTCCTGCTCGGTCAAAGTAACCAATTCTCCAGATGTCGGGTCTGTTTTAAACCCTAATGTGTGACGAATTGCTTCAGAGAAATCCCCTGTTTCGCTAACCCTATTCTGTAGCCCATCAAGAAACATCCCTTGAAGTGCAATTTCAAACGCAGAAGGCTCAACCTCTGTACCTAAAAATATATTTGCCATAATTATGCCCTCCTTTGTAATAGTCCTAATGAATTAGAATTACCTGTATTTAAAAGTGACTTCGGTTTAGAAAACCCCGATGCCGTAACTGTTGGATTAAATGTATCTTCAAATTGGTTAAAGGTCGGATTCGGTGCCTTTGCAATTGGCAACTCTTGAAACTTCGGAGTAGTAGATGGCGCTGTTGTAAATCCACCACCTCCTCCTAATAAACCAGCCGTATTACTAAAACTAGGTCCTAATGTTGGTGCTATTTTTAAATCAGGTGTTTGTGGCCTAAACTGAACACCAACATCTTCAGATTGATTTGCAACAGCACCGGTAACGTCATCGCTACTTAATATCTGCCCTATTGGTACCCCTATAGACAGTCCTGCTTGTATCAATGTAGCAAGAGATGTATTAAGACTACCCCTTGCTACGTCCTTATCTTCCTGGGTGGCGTTAGTATCTGATTCCAATGCATCAAATAACTGCTTTTGTGTTAATAAATCAGCCTTTGCCCCTTCAAGGTCTAAAAATTGTTGCGACTGAGATATAAATAAATCCCGTTCCTGCTCTTCAGGAGTAAGGCTAAAATGCTCAGAGGATAAATTATTATCAAGAATGAACTGTTCATTTTCCTGTTGCTGTAATAGGTCCGCATCAACCTGAGCCTGCCTATCAGCCTCTTGCTGTTGCAATACGCCAAGTTCCTGAGATTTTGTATCAAAGTCTGTTTGTAACTGTTCAAGTTCTTCTTGAGTCGCAGCGCCACTGTCCTGTAACTGGAAGAACTCTAATTGCAGTGCAGACAATTCATCTTCTGCTGTCTGGAGCTCGATCTGAAGCTGTTCAATGGATTGGTCAACATCTAAGCTATGCTGCTCGGAAGTAACAAAGTTTTGATCTCCTATAGTTATCGGCCCATCATTAATATCTGCTATTTGAAACCCTGTAAACCCTGCATCTAAAAGTGATTGACCACTAGCCTGCATTGATGCATCTGATTCAGTAGCTTTTACAAAATCAGCAAATTCCATATTTGCACTTTGGCCTGGATAATCTGCCTCATACTGACTCTTTGCCTTGTTGTAAACAAACGGTTCAAGTCCCTTAGATACAGCTACTAATCTATTACTTACATTTGGTAGCTGTTGTTGCCACCACTGAAAGGCTAGATCCGTAGCATTAGGGTTTCCCTGTAAATATATATCACGTATGCTTCCTGCAGCAGCACCACTTAATATATCTGTTAATGAATAAGAACCTGTACTAAGCGACCCGTTCCATGATGTACCTATGGACCCAAACTGACCAAGGGGAGATGATAAAAACTCCTGACCAAGTGACGAACTGCCAGCTTCGGCAGCAAACGCCTCCATCTGGTCTCTTAGAGCATCATTATCATTACGTACGCTTTGACGGGCAGCTTCTTGAGCATCATCATCACCACCGCTACCAAATATACCTCCAAGTAAATTAAGTGGATTTACAAAGTTAAAAAGATTAGTAAACGTAGATCCTAAATTAACTATCTTTGATATTGTGCTGGTATCAAAGATTATATCTGTGCCAGGTATATTATATGCCATTTACACCCCTAATTAAAGATCAATACGAATCATTAATAAACTATTTAAGTGAATCCTTGTAATCTACTGACTCAGTAGAGGTTGCGGTTATTATCAAACCCTCAATAGCCGCCTCACGCTTTTTAGAAATATCAATATTTTTTATCTCTAATATTCTGGTATTTGCATTTGCAATTAAAGAAGCCACAATATCATCGTTTTCTTTTTGCGTGTACGCCCTTTGTGTCACGTTTCCTGTTAGTACATTTTGCTCTATAACATCAACCGCAAACACTTTAGTAGTAAAAAATAATGCGACAAAAAACAAAACAGAAATCATTCTCATATAACACCCCATTTCTTTATTCATATGAAATATTAATCTCACCAGCATCAAACGTATCTGGAGATGAAACAGAAGTAATTCTTACCCTGTCTAATTCAGCAGTTAATGATTTTCTGCCAAAACCAAAGGCACCGGGAGAATCTTCATCACCATAACTTGAACTGGAAATCCATGTAAAATCAGAAGTATCCTCGACTGTGAGAACTGCCGTACCAGAATATATTTGTGCTGCCGCTGTTGATGGAAACAATACCATACCTGTTGTCTCAGCGACAGTAGTGGTATGCGTATTACAAACAGACTTATATCCAGTGGTTTCTATCCCCCCTGAATCACCTAATTGTACTATATATTTTTGTGTGCCATCTGTTGAAACAGCCGCAAACATTATTGTTATCCGCTTGGTTCCAGAGGGGATACTCGTAAAATCAATAGCCGTTCCACTCGTTGATGCTTGTGGTGTTGCTAAAGTGATTCCAGATGCTGACGATGCTTGAAACGTAGGTGCTGCACCTGCCCCATTAGATGTTAATACCTGTGCCGATGTACCTGCAGCGACTACTGCAATCACACCCGATGCATCCCATGTAATAAGCTCACCGTCTGTGCCATCTGCAAGTTTAGCTATTGCCAAGGCTTTATCTGCTATAGCTGTCGCATTGCCTACACTAGTAACAGGTCCAGTAAGATTCGCATTAGTGGTTACATTGCCTGCTGTCAATCCTGCTGCCGTACCAGTTACATTTGTCATTACACCTGATGCTGGAGTACCTAATATAGGAGCAATAAAAGTCTTATTGCTCATTGTTACGGCTTTAGTTTTAAATACAAATTCATCTACCACGCTGGCGAAATCTGGAATTGTTAATGTTGTGGCTCCTGCCGTTTGAGCCGTAAGAGCTATATTCACAAGCTGTCCATTTGTTAGTAATAACGGAGTGGCTGCTGATGTGGCTAATGACGTAGCTGAAGCAACTCCAAGTGTAGGCGTGGTCATAACAGGTGATGCTAATGTTCCTACCGATGTGAGGCTCGAAGCAAGCACACCAGTCCCCAATGTCGTAGCATTCAAGACGCTAGTAGCGTTTATCATGTACTCATTACCGGTAATTATATCTATACCTGTATCATCTATTGTGGCTTGAGTGACTGCTGCTGACTGAAAGATATGGTCATTGCCCGTAGCATTCATACTTATATCGCCTGTTGACGTACCGAAGCCATCTGTACCATCGCTCCAAAGAGAATAGGTATTTGTACCAAAGTTGATCGACCCATCTGTACCTATACCACTACCTGCTACATCAAGCGTGATAGCACCGCCAAGAGTATAGCTATTTGTGCCAAAATCAAAGTCAGTTGCCAACCTATCAGTCATATAGGTAGGAGCATCTTCATACCAGAATGTCCCCGCTGTAATCCCTAATAATTGCCACCTCATCGCCTCTAATTCGTCATCTAATGTCAGCGACAGAGATATTACACTAGCAGGATAAGGGTCCCTGGTAGACCTCATTTCCGTCGTATTGGCAGAAAAATCATCAATACTTTCAGGGATATTGTTATTTATATGTTCTGTGTTAGATGTGTTTATATGTTCAGGTAATATGGTACCGTCAGTTGTTATCCCGTTTGACGATGTATAGGTATTAGTATAAGGGTAGACTCCATATGCAGTGTTTCCAGTAGTCAATAAAGCCATTATTGCCGCTGTCAATATTAACCAATTTATATTCTTCAATCTAACAACCTCCCTAAAGGTTCAAAATCTGTCATCATTAATGTTATGAAAAAATCCTGACCACCGCTATCATTGTGCACCTCGTACTGTATTCTTTGCCCTTCTGCGCCAATTGGAAATGATACCATGACAAGATCATCTCCCCCATACATACCAGTACCATATAATGATGTTCCATAGAGGCCTCCATCCGATAAAAGAGAGACAGACTGTTGCGTTAGTGATAATCCATCAACCCATGTATCAACCAACAAGCTCGCGGCTCCTTGTTCAGATGCCACTATCCAACCAGTATCAAACCGTTTAGTAAGGCGGGGATCACCCATATGAAACTTTGGAGTTTTAAACCCCGACTTGTAGCTATTACCATTGTCATTCAATGCCGTTGTTTCAAGTTCCCAAACAAATCCGTCATCCCATCCACCTGTATATATTTTATTATTACCTACAGCTTTCCGAACCAATGCAGAAGAAGACGCATTGTATCCAGAATCAGAAGATAGATTGTCTTTTATTACCCATCCCTTTTCAGGGAGCCTATCTATAAAATAGACCAAGGCAGTATCCACTTCAGTATTATCGGTACGCACCACAAAAACATACACTGCCCTCAAGACAGGATCATATATCATATGAAAGTCATCAATAGCTGAAAGCTTTACATTGTCACGAATCCACTGATCTATAAAATTAGGTCTTGTCAAAGACGCTTTCTTATAATCGCCATATGTCTGAGTACCGGTAACGCTAAAAATAGTACCATTTTCATCCATAGATACTACATCATTTGATACAGCTATCATCAGTCTGCTAGTAGCACAACCGCCTTCCCATGCAGACTTCTCATATCCCCAATTGGAAGTATCAATGTCCAGGTCATCAATTACATATATTGTATTTTTACCTGCACATAACAACCTATCTGTAAACTCAACAGCATTAACAATTCCAAACCCATCAGAAGTCTCTATAAATATAGTAATAACATTCGCATCACTAAAATCAGGCTCAGTTGAACCATCCTTTGGATTAAGAGCAGATGCATAGACTGTGAATGGGTCTACAGCTCCTCCAATAGCCCACAGGCGTTCTGATGCAAGCCTGCCATGTTTAACCATCTTACGAGGAAAATTAGAACTACCTGACCAATCCGTAGGCACATTAGACATTGCAGATATATTGCCTGTCCCTGTCCATACCTGTGGTAAGTCGTTGCCAGTACAAATTATCAGTAAATTATTAAATGTTTCAAAGTGAACAGCCTGGTTAATTGTTAATCCTGTACCAATCTCAGTATTGTAATCCTTTTGGATCTTACCATCACTGGTAGCGGTTATTATTGCTTCAGTACCGTCTTTTTCCCTGAATTGATAAAGACCATATATACGAGGATTATTTGTAATAATGGTACCATTTACATTATCAGTACCGCCTCGCTTAGACCTGCCAGATTTATGCAGATTTATATTACGGGTACCGTCGACCATATCATCGGCTGATATCAGGTCAGTATTCTTATTATTATTAAAACCACCTTCGTTACAATCAATAACAAATGTCTTGCCTATGTATTGAGCGAAAGCTGTGTTATCACTTACAGCTATAAATGATAATATAAATATACTTATTATTAGTTTTTTCATTTTAATTATCTATTATTAAAAGTTCAAATTCTACTGATGCAGCATACGTTCCATTGGCAGTTATGGCTAAATAACCTATATCTGTTTTCTCAGTGTAAACATCTGTAGTTTTATGATAAAACTGCCCAACGCCTTGAGTACCAACAGTAATATTTTGCACTCTCATTGTTCCAGAATAAGGAGTAGACACATCATCTGCATTTCCCCTTTTAAAGAAATAATAAGTAGTAGTCTTAGTACCACTAACATCAGACGAAAACGCCTGTGACAAAATATATGCAGTCTTACCTGACGGTACTGTATATGCGCCAATGAGAGATTGGCCTACAGGAAGCCCATTTGATATAACTATCTGTGCGTAAGTTGCCCCTGCTGATGCCACACGAATAGTAATAGTGCCAACATGAGAAGGTGCTGATGCCGTAGCATACGTCCCACTAGAAGATACATACGCTCTATATACCCTTAACCATGTACCTGATATTGCCACCGCAGTAAGACCATCTGTGGCATGTGATGCCGTAACTACCGTTTGTTCATCCCAATTTGCATCTAAACCAACAATAGTTATTTCCCTCATTCCAACATCATCTAGAGCATCTGCTGTATCACTTGATACAAACTCTAAAGATACAGCAGCAGTAGGTGTTTGATATATACCACCACTAGCTATTGGCATCAAACTATTAGATAATGCCTCATTTGATCCAAACTTATGAACAATAGAAGCACCTGTAACATTACCCTTTGCAACCTCTATTAAATAATCCCTTGTTATATCAAATCTTGCCTGACCGTATGAAGTTACAGGGATTAGACATAACGCAAATATTAATAATCTAAGTATAAGATTATTCACCACCAACCCTCCGTAGTTTCATACGTCAAAGTAACCATACCTTTACCAAAAGCCTTACTTGCATTTACACCATCAATAAATTCTGCACCATTTGGAGTAACTGTAACGTCATTTGAACCTGTATTAAATATTGGATATTCCCTACCATCAACGCCAACAGGTAATGTAACTGTAAAGGCTCCACCGTCAGTATCACATATCACTTTATGGTAAGTTGAATCAAGGGTAGTATTTGATGTTATCCTGGTTGTTTCTCTTATTACCCCTGATCCGGTTATTACTGTACCGGTTACATCTAATGAAGCCGAAGGCGTGCTAGTACCAATCCCCAATCTATCATTAGTATCATCCCAAAACAGATTATCATTGTCTTCTGTAAGTGAAGAGGCACCACCAAATATAATTGAACCAGTAGTAAAGTCATTGGTTATGTCTAAAATACTATTTGCTATATATTGCCTTCTCCCCGTAAAGTCATTACGTGTCTGTTTCTTAGCCATTACATCAGTTACGGTAGTAACCCCTACAACCGCCAAGAAACATATAAGAAAAGTAACGATTATTCTCTTCATTTAAAAACCCCTGTTAATATCTCCACGACCACCATATCTATAATTAGTATCCCTGGTAACAGCACAGTCAAGCTCCACCGGGCCTTCCAACTTCTCTATAGAATTATATTCCTCAAATTTTTCCTTACTTTCCTTAGCAATCCTACGCACATCATCACTCATTCTATTCTTAAGACCGCCAGCAAGCCCTAATGCAAGGTTATAAGTCAATGCCCTGTTTATCCCCAATGGCAGGCTCAGCGTGTCGGTAATAGCAGTTACTTCAGCAAGAGGTTTCTCTGATGTTATATGGAAATCATGTGCAATATCACACTCAGTATCAAACTTTATTTTACCAATAGGGTACTGAGGATCGTAATATAATCGCCTTGGCCTTACCTCTAATGACTTTAATCCAATATCTGTGTATTGAGTTTTGTTCATATAAACATCTATATGATAATCAAGGCTGTCTATCCGAAAATAAGCATCTGTTATTCTTAATGGTCTACCAGTAGCCGTAATCAAATCAGGACTATCTCCGGTCACACCAATAGTATAAATAGCCTGACCAGCCGTTAAAGTAAAGCTCTCTGTCACATAATACGGAACAATCAACCCTTCTATACTCCATGACGATAACATATCTTGAAACTCAATCAGGGCAGTAGCGCGATCAGCAGTAGAAATAGTTTTTTTGCCATGTTTACTAAATGCAGCATCAATTATTTGTTGTACTGTCCTATCCGGCATTTACTTCCTCCAAATCAACCCACCATATAGAATCGACAATATTCACCCTGTCACCAAACTTCTCATCAACCGCTTGCTTCACTCCTACATGATCTTCAGTATAATCATGTCCACATATTCTCTTTTTACATTTAGGTAGCCATGCATCAATATCTGCTTTACATTCCTCATAAGTATGACCAGCATCTATAAATACCATATCTACCTTAGTGCCGTTGAACCCTTTAGCAATCTTCATAGAATCACCTTTTAACACCTCAAGATTCTCATAATGACCAACATTTTTCATAAACTGGTCGTGTACGTCTAATCCTACTGTTGCAAGGGGCCGGGATAAGTCACTGTCTGTACCTGAGAAGTGGTCTACCGCATAGACAGTACCACTACAATAATCAAGTAGAGTTTTAGTGCTTCTGCCCTTCCAACATCCAACCTCAACTATAGATTCAGCCTCACCTGCAAATTTCCTTAATACTTCCTGTTCAGAAGGACTCATCCAGCCAGGTATTCCTTCATCAACAGCATCCATTTTATCAACTGCTCTACCCATAAGATGCTCATGAAAATTACCTTTGTACTCCCTGCTTCCTATATGAGTAAAAGTAAGCCTTGGTTCTACCATTACATCGCCACCCATATCAGTCCACTTCTTACAGAAGGCAGTATCCTCACCCCACCATTGACCATCATCAAACACCCTCATACCAATCTCAAAGAATGATAACATGTTATGGTTTCTGTCCGGTATCATTTTATAATGCCTAATCATCTTCTGGAAAACATTTCTTTGTATTCTCATAAAACCTGTAGGCGCTGAATGGACATATACAAGCCCTGTCTCTTCTTCCTTACAGTTTCTATTCGGCCTGTTAAAATCTATCAAAACAGGGTAATGTTCGAATAGTTGCTTCAACCTATAAGAACCTGCTACGATAGGCTTATCATATTTAATGATCTTCTCCATCGCATTGTTTTCAAATACAAGGTCAGCATCAACAAATAAAATATCTGTAGCATCTGATTCTAAGAACTTCTTCACACACGCATTTCTTGACCTGTCTATATAAAGTTCACTGTTATAAAATACCGTTACCTTATGCCCCTTACCCATCAAATTAATACAATTATTCAGCACAGCCTCCGAACACTTCCCGAAAACCTTATCCTCATACATTGTTATAGCTACAAATAAATGCATCAATTCTCCTTAATAAAGGCTCGGGGGAGGAAAGTTTCCTCGCCTCCCCCACCATTAGTTTATAATCCCGCTTCGGTAAGTATACCCAAATTATGAAGCGCGGTTGCTATCGCCAACACATCTGCCTTTAAAAGCGTAGTTGTAGTACCTGCTCCTAATGTAATAGTTGCCTTGACAATAGGAGTCTCTAGTCCATAATAGCCAAGCTTATCTGAAGGTGATTGCCCCATCACGCAGCCATCATCTCCACCATCTGATAATTGTTTTGTTCCCATGATAATATCCTCCTGAAATTCTATAAGTAAATCCTAAGTGCGAGAGCGATAAACACTCCCGCACCAGAATAATTTAATTGATATACCTACTTATCCCCTAACTCTGTCAGCCCATTCCGGCCTTAAGGTCTTGGTACCAAATACAACATCAATACGGGTAAAGAACTTGTCATTTATAATATCAGAACCATGCCAGATTCTCATTGGCACGCCCTCTATCACTTCCTGAGTCATTCTTTCACCTGGTTCCATATGGAGATCTGCAAATGCTATTGCGAATGCGTCCCTATGATATGCCAAGTTCTGAGGCTTAATGAGACTTGAAGCACCAGATCCACCACCAGTTGTATTGATAAGCGCCATTGAACCAGCAGTTCCCTTAAGTGACATATTCTGCTTCGCACCAGATGTATAGATGGTCGGAGAAATAGCGATAGTATCAGTAGAATCTAATGTCTTGTCTGCTGTAACTACAAACTGCTGTAAATAACCATACTCGGCCTTTGTTTCAAGGTTAATAGCCATAACGCCATCAGTAGTATCACCGATAGTAAAGATATCACCTTTTTTAAGTGTATCTGCATTATCAAACCCTGTAGTCACGAGAGTAGTAGCACCATTAACGAAAGTACCTGCCGATGTGTCTGTAACAGGCGTGGTGTCATCCCTCGTACCGTTCGTATGGTTAGGTACCATATTAGATTCATACCAGTCAAATCCAGCAGCATGGCCTAATTTACCCTCAGAAAATGACTTTTCAATATCACTTGACTTATGAAAATAAGTGTTAAGTGCATCCAGAACATTTATCATTGAGTCTGAGTCTGCAATGAAACTCCTACCGTCATCCGGTGCAAGATTCTGAGAAAGCCTTGCACCTGCTTTTCTGACAGCTAAAAGGCTTGCAGGGGTTGTCGCTGGCGTTCCAGTAAGATTGTAAACATCTCTGTATGAGTTTGTCATATAGATAGACTCACACTCTGCCGCTAACCTAGACATTGCAGGTTCAAGATACCTCTCTTCAAAATCCTGAACACTCATAGTCTTTTCAAGAGTAGTAAAGGAAGGCATGTCCACACCTCTTTGAGTAGCAACCGTCATTGTCTGTGAAGACTCTGAAATATCATTCACATTCATAGTTGCACCACTTCTCACAGTAAATTGATTTGGGTCTCTTATCAAAATACTGCCACCGTTTTTCACTCCCTCTCCAGGAAACTTCTTATCATACTGACGATCAGTTGTCTTAATGAACTTCAATTTATTATGGAATATTGCAAGAGCACGCCTTGTAATATCACCATCTGATAGTGTTTGTAATGTATTTGCCACGAAATCCTCCTCCCCGCATATGCGGTTACTTAGCTTTAATTATTTTTCGCTTGTAGCTTCAGCGTTTTATCTTTCTTCCACTCCCTATACCACTCATCAGCATCCTTTATTTTGTTCAGATCCTTAACAACAGTAGAATCTTCACCTTTTGCCGTCTCAAGTGGAGCAAGAGCCTTAGTCGTTTTCTTTCTTGTATTTGTAAATCTCTCTTCCAGCTTCCCAATCTCACGATTAATAGAACCGGCATCCGTTAAGGCCACCATCTCTGCTTTCGCTTCAGGGTTCATAGATAGATAAAGAGCAATCCTGCCACTGTGCTCACTATTGTGGATATACTGTGCTGCCTCGCCAAATCCGTCTACCTCGGCTACTGCAGCAATCTCATCACTAACATTAATCTTCGGAAACTTCTTCTGTAGCTCGTCCATCTGAACAAGAAGCCTGTCATCATTTACCCTGACACGATCCTCAATCTGCGCCTTCTGAGCACCTGCTTTATTTACAGCAGAATTATAGGCAGCAATATTAACCTGGTACTCATCCATTGCTGTCTGGTACTCTTCGTCCTCGACATAATTACGTTCAAGTGGAACACGTGGTTTCTCGCTAGGAATAGCCTTCTCAGCTTCCAACTCCGCTATTCTGGCCTTGGCTTTCTTAGCTTCGTCCTGTGCAATATTCCGTTCCTTAATAGCATTCCCTACCTTGTTATTAAGCCTCTCCTGCGCTTTCTCAGAAACACCAAGAACTTCCTCGTCAGTCTTCGCTACAGCGTCACCTCCGATATCCTCAATACTGAACCCGTTGCCTTCTTCTTCAGTAGTAGCCGTCCCTACCCCATCTGTTGAGTCACCGGCATTATCTTCAACTACAACATCCCCAGGTTGTACAGTCTGGTCCTGTTCTGCTTCTAATATTTCTGCCATTGTTATTCTCCTGCTCCTGGTTTAAGCCTCCAGTTGGCCTCCCGCATCTTGCGGAGCATCTTCGTCCGGTTTGATTCCTAATAAAGCTGGTGTAAATTTATCTATCTTATCAGCCAACTCTTGAGCACCATCCCAATCCTGTAGTTTGGCGATATCTCCAGCAAGAAGGACCCCTAACATCGGATTGCCCGCTGCCATGCCCTGTTGACCCGCTAACTGCTCCTGCCTACGTGTAGACATCAATTTAACAGACTCTACAATATCATATTTTCCAACACTTAAATCATTAAGTGTTATTGGTTCACCAGCATGGTCAAACATGCCAGTTTCCTCGTTTATAACAACAAGCTGTTCAGTCTTACCGTCTTCGCCTAATATTCTCTCTACTCGCTCGGTATCATAGAAATGAGGAATGACATCTATAAGTATTCTCGTTGACTTAGCAATGGCACGCCTGAAGTTATCTGGAAAGTGAAACGTAGAAACATCTCCCTTTAATGACCTTGCATCAATCGCAACCTTAGACCTTTCATTACTATTTTGCCCTAAATTAGATTGATTCCTACCAATAGTATCTAAGATGTTCTGCTTATGAATACCAAGCATTGCCGTTTCTCCAGTACTAATCTGAGGTGCCGGTTCACGCTTTGGTCCTCCTGGCATTTTCGTATCGGAATTAAAAGTTAAATAAGGAAAAAGTTTTTTATGAGAAAATTTCCAAATATGACCTAATCCAGCCACCATCTTTTTAGTAACGAGGTATGGAGCCTTAGTTGCAAGCGAATACCTTTCAACCAAACTGGTTAAGGTAAAATTATACATACGCTGGTCATCATGCGCTCCCTGAGTAAGATTTTTCTTATATAACTTATCTTCAACCCATATCCAATTACCCTGAACCTCTACAATTGGAATATCACGACCAGGCCATTCACCTCTTGTCAGAACTTGACTACCTGTAATTTTTACCTGCTTAACCACAAATCGTTTGGGATCTTTCTTTTTTTCTATAGTCCATCCTTGTTCTACCAGTTGTTCTTCAGTAATTTCTTCTTTTCTGAGATCAAATATCTTTGCATCTCCTGACAATTGACCTGAAGGATCAACTTTTCTAGCTTGTACAATCGTGGTTTTAACTCTTTCCTTATAGAAATATTCTCTCACATACAAAGAATCTTCATCCGGGTACCACTCAGTATAATAATCAACACTGGTATCAACATTTTCTTCTTCAGCATCAGGATACTTATATTTAAATTCCTCTTTAGTGATTCTCTCATCTATAAATGCAAACATACCTTCAGGGTCAAGCGTCACAGAGAATTGATTATTAATTTTAACAAGGAATAACTCTTGATCGAAACTGTCATCACGAATTTCAGATTTTATTCTCCAATATCCAGTACCACCAGCTACAGCCTGCTCACCTCCATTAGTATAAACTACCTCTGCATCACTGGCATGTTCTATCTGCCGTATAATCCCTGCAATAATAGCAGCAATTTCAACATCACCTTCGCTATCAACAGGCCTTACATGCCCTGCTATACGCTGATCTCGCTCTGCATTGACAATTGAGTTTACATGCTTTTCTACTTGGTTCGAGGTAAGACACGCCCTGCCATCTATCTTCCGCTGCTTCCTATCCTCTTCGTCCCACTGAGCACCGTCTATATCATAGACAAATCTCACATTTATCTTAGACTGGTCAATATTATGCTGATCTTGAGAACGTAGACGGTTAAACCGCTTCTGAGCTTCTAATATTAATTCTAGATCGTCTGTTCTGTCTGGTGTATCTACCATTTATTTATCCATAAAAAAAGGGATACGAAGCATGAATGGAATTTTCATATACTCAGTATCCCCATTCCCGCTTGTGCGAGCATTTACTTATTTAATTGTATTTTTATTTCAACTTCTCTCCTGCAATCTTTAACCTCACAATAGCACTCTGTATCCTACTATATGCCACTGAACAATCATCGGTACCATCTGCATCAATACCATCGAAATCAGAATGCCTTAGTATCTTATTACACATCTCAATACATAATCCAAGCTCACCATTAAGATTAGAGGTAACACCTACCTCTTTTACTACAGGATCAGGCAATTTAGCCGGTTCATTTACTTTAATCTTACCACTTTTCTTACTCATTTATTTTCTCCTAAAATTATGTAAACACTACCTATTCCATAACATATATAGCCGTTAAAGTCAAGAACTATTTTTAACCCATCCAACCCCCTACTGGATCACCTCCACCACCATGCTTCGAGGAAGGAGGTGTATATTCAACACCCATCAATGTATACCTATATAAACATTCCATAAAATGATCGTTTTCTTTCTTAACTGCGCCTTTATCGTCATAGCATAACCTCTGTATTTCATGCACATGGCCGTATTTGTCATCCCTTACGCTCTGTAAACTATCAAAAAAGTAAAGAATTGGGATTTTATTAGGACCTACAAGCCATTTTCTTATATTAGTATATCCAGAAGTAGGATCTTTAGCGGCACCAATAAATTCAATCCCCTCCTCATCCAATCTTTCTTCTAATACCGAAAAGGCACTTTCGATTTCTATTCCTCTGTTTTTCATGTAATTTGTATCACCCTTACTTAAAGGGTCTATCTCTACATGCTCAATATTCCAGCAATCAACCTTCTTTTTTCTTATAATATAATCCGCTATTTGTTCTGGGGTCATACCCGCTTCCCATATTTCATCTATAACAAAATGACGATTATGTTCGTCACATGCATAGAACGATACAGCAATAGGCTTACTTAAATGAAAATCAATCTGGACAGATACCGGCCAATCCGTAGGGATCTCAAACTCAGGGATTATATGTACGCTTTTATCAAAGCATTTTATAACGAGCCCCATTAAGGATTTAAACATACCAAAGAAACGACTTGGCTTTTCTTCCAGGGAAGTATCTTTCGCTTTTCTCAGAAATATCAGCCTATTTAAAAGCTTGTCATCTGCATCCGGGGATATCTCCCTTAAAAACTTCTCCGCAGCTATCCCCTGGTCATCCACATTAAGAATAAGATCAAAGAAATTCTTCTTCTGACCATCGGATTCTCTATAAAACTTTGTGACCTTACCATTTAAGCCTAATTCTTCAAGAATGCCATTGTCATTCCCATAAGAACCCTCATTATCATATAAAGTCAAATCCTTAATAACATGAACGTCACTACGATTCTTTAAAACCAACTCGTCTAGCATCCACGCTTCTCTAAGTGGCGTAGTAGGAATAAGTATCTTACCAAACTTCTCCGCTAATCCACGAGCCATGCCATCAAATATAGCTTTAGGAGGCGGCTCGTCAGGTATCCAACCATGACCACGCCAACCCTCAAACAACTTCACGTCCATACCATGGGTCATTAACTCAATCGTAGATCCATTCTTCTTATGAGTCCACAAATACTCAACACCAGTAGAGTTCTTCTTTGTATGGTAATTCTCATATGGAAACCATGTCTTCATGGTCTTTACCACAACCCTACCAAGATGATGGTCCCAATCCTCACCAGTCACCCTTATATCAACAGGAGGCGCAAATCCAAGACTTGACGGCTTATAATACTTACCATCATGCTTAACAGCCATTGGGTAATCATTAGCAACAGGATTCCATGCTTCATATCCTTCCACCCATGACGCTAATATACACATAGCCATCACAGATTTACCTATACCATTCGGAGCAGGGGCCAATACAACTAAATTATCCCTTACAAGCTCAGGCAACCACTCCTGCCAAGTAAAAGGCTTTAAAAACTCCCACAAATGACCACTAACATAATCCTCTTTTATCTTTAATTGGCCGGCATACTGTTTCTTAAGCTTTTCAAGGTTAGCAATCTCTTTAGCTATTGCTTTCTCTCTATTTTTTTTCTTTAAATCAGTAGCCGGCCTGTCTAATATCTTGATAGCTAGATCATAGACATCCTTATCTTTCTTCCTTACCTGCTTCTTGTAATTCCCTCTTAATAACTTACCTTTAAGTTGTGTAGTCATAATTTCGCTTGTGCGAACAGTGATGATTCTATATCTTGTGGTGTGTGTTTATCATGCCAATCTGCACCGTAGCGAGCAGAGGCCCAATCATTGACTTTGATTTGCCATTCTGCATCGCCCGATGAGTGCCAGTAACATGATTCTGCTTTATTTACGTGCGCCTCTCTAGGCAGTACAACATTAACTCCTCTGTCTAGAGTACCGCACGTGCCTACTACTTTTTCGGATGTTTTGGCTTCTTTGCCTTGCATTTCTTTTTCATCTTCAACTCGATCACCTCCTTTAGTTGTAATTAACATTGATTGCATCTAACACCTTTCCTATTCCTAGCTTTTTGATACAATACTTATACATATTAGGATGAGATACCTTCATCCGTTGGAATCTATTCTTGTTAAACAAATCAGACTTTTCCATGTGTACCCCAAACATACAAAACATACAACCAGTTCTCTTTTCTCCCATATCATATATTTTGCTATAAGCCAAGTCTTTACTTCTTATATACTCCCATACATCATCTTCATTCCAAAACATCATAGGGCGAGACTGCTTGCCGTTAGACATATTACATCCATATCTAATATATGATTGCTTACGAAGCATTGAATCTTCTGCCATTGTACCTATAAAAGGTTTCTTGCCATTCTTTTCATACTGGTGAAGTGGGTGTTTCTTCATAACATCACAACACTGATCTGATACTTTGAAATCTGCCTCAAATAAGAATTGCCATTTCTTAGATACCATACCACTTCGAGTTCCATTCTTCCCAAATCTTCTCTTATCTTCCATGTATTTAGTAGTCCCTCTTTGGACTTCTCTTATATACTTTGACTGCTCTTTACTGATTGCCGGATAGCCATACTTTTCGATAACTTTTTTAAAGTTCATCTTTGGTCTTAACCATGTTGCATTAGGAAATGTCTTCACAAATTTTCTAATTTCTGGATACTCAAGGCCAGTGTCTACGAATACAATTTCTACGTCAGGATATATAGAATGAACTAAATCAACCAGAACCGTGCTATCCTTACCACCTGAGAACGATACATATACCTTACCGTGATGAAGTTTATACCACTGTCTGATCCTTAATTTCGACATTTCTACCTTAAGCTCAAGCGGGTAATTCTGCCTCATCTTTAATAATCTACTTTTATCAATCTTCGCATCAAACATAACTATCTCCTTAGTTTTTCCGCTTGTGCGAACAGTAATGAAAATTTGTTATTTAACCACTAAAATCACACAGTACGCGGCATTCAGCACCGCTACTAGATTCAAGCTCTTTTTTATTAGCACCAAGATACGAAATAGAATCCCTATCTTCATATATCCGCGATACAAGAAAAATACCAACAGAGTCTGTAACCTTAACGCAATCACCTAATCTAATTCTAGTGCCATATTTATCTTTCACGTATTAGCACCCTTCATTATATCCTGGATAATACCAACCACCTGAGACGCTGTAAACTTAATCGGAATGGGGCCATCAGACATTGCCACCTCTCTAAACGCCTTCCTAATCGACTTAGCCATAGCCAACGCACCCGCATTGTAACTCTTGCCAGCTAAATCATTAATCCCAGCCTCAAACTTATCCGACTTGAGATCCTCTTTCGACTTCTTATTGACTTTAGTTATTTTCATTGTTTATATCTCCCATCGTGCTTTTATACCGGCTTAATCACCCCCGGTTACCATTGACCATCACCAGGAATATAGAAATTACGATCATACGTATTGCAACCTGCATGGATAATCACCCCCTCACTACGAACCGATAACACTTATAAAAGAAAAAACCAATTATAACAAAACAAGCTATGTACCAAGGAACTTTATGGAAACCGCCAGGCCTTAATGTTTCTTTATCCCACATAGAATGCCCACTCTAAAACCAAATTGAAATTATAATATATGATCCAACCAGTAATCACAGCAAAAAATATGTCCTGCATCGTTTCAGGTATCATTGAAAATTCTTTTTAATTAAACAAATAATCCAAACTATGTATCATTACATGATGCTCCTTGCACAGCCAGATAACCTCTAAAGGCTTTTTGTAATCAGGATGATGACCCTCCGCTTCCTTCATGCATACGTAACAAGGCTCTTTCTTCACGGAACCACGCTGAATACGTTTGTTAAAACGACCCCTTGCCTTGGACTTCACCGGATACTTAATCCTATGCTTCTTCAGCGCTTCATAATTACCAACAGTGCCAGAACAACTACTACATAATTCCTGTGTCTCCCTGGCAGTTATAAACTTACTCCCGCAAGCAGTACACTTCTTATCAATGTCAGGGCGCTTAACCTTCGTATTGAACTTTAAAACACTTGCCTTACCCTTCTCAGTCTTACGATAACGCCTCTGAGAACATTTAGGACTACATACCGTAGCAAACATAGTCTTGGCCTCAAAAACAATACCACACTCAATACAAGTGCATGGATGCATAACATATCTCCTTACCATAAATTAATATTATAATAAAGAGATACTAACATAAAAACTATTACATGTCAAATAAATAATATGTGATAAGTCTGTTTGTTTTGTTCAAGCTCTGTATGGGGTGTATATACACACATCAGTCTAGAAAAAGTCACATACCCCCTACCCCCCTTGAGACACTACATACATTGATTAATATAAATTATGTTATCATCACGCCTGATAATATATATTAAGTTGCACTTATTCAACGTATTCATTACACTTACGATAACAAACACCATGCTCACCTGTATTATCACTCACACATACAACATATAGTACCCTACACATCAATAACCTCACCAGTTAACTTCTTTAATCTTGCTTCAGCTTCTCGTATTGCTCTCGAAGTCTCGTTTATATTGGCGTTATTGACCTCCATGGAGACGTTTTGAGTGCTTTCGCCATCATATAAGCGGCTTTTATCTATGCATTGGGATGCAGCCGTATTCAATTGAAGGACATGGCCAGCCTTGAATTCCTTTTTACCATTCATGCCGCAAGTGTCGAGAACATGTTCTGCCTCTTCCGTATAGCGCATGCTCATATACTTCTGCATAAATGCAGCGTATGCATTACCCTTTAACATCGGAAATATATATTTCTCCAAGTCCTTTGTTTTCCTGGATATATGTTGGTGTGTATATCCGGTGATTTTTGCTATCTTAGTGCAGGTGAAACCTAATTGATAATAGGACGCTAAAAGAGGAGCATTTAACGTGGGCCTTATCTGTAGCAAGTCTTGCACATTATCTAGAGATGTAGCTGTATCACTCATGCCAACACCATTACCACATTACCAACGCCATTGTCAAGCATTTTCTTTAACCATGCCATACTAAACCACCTCTATTATTTGCAAGCCCTTAGAATCCATCGTGCTGATTCACGACATTTTGTCATCGTGTATTCGATTAAGTAGCCGTTTTGACTATTTGTCATCGACATATTATCCATTCGAGACTTGTTGTCCTTATTCCATGTTTAACATCTTAAACATGCCAAACTATTCATAAAATATTATATTTATTTATTGTCATAAGTGTTGACTATGTAACGCTTGACAGAGAAAGTTTGAATAATATTTATTATTTATGATGAATGGCACAACTTGTGCGATACTTACATATCAGTTGTATCGCTCTTTGATAATTTAATCAGGTAGTTGCTAGGACATAAAGACCTGTTGTTCACCTTGTAGCGCCTTACAGGACATTCCCTTGAGTATAGGTGGATGCAAGTAAACTTATCTAGTATATGCATTGAATACAAACTAAACCGAAAGTGAGTATATAATGTTAACTAAGACTAATTTTAAAATAGCAAAGATTGTAAATAAGGGTGGTAGTATATTGATTAATGATAAGTATACGGTTGCCAATGATGGTAGAAGACTGATTGAAGTTTCAAGGCCGTTAATATCAGATAATAACATGCGAGATATTGACGGTTTTAATGAGACTAGAAAAACAGATGATATTATTCTGGATAAAAAATCAAGTTTAAGTATATCCAAGAAAATAACATCTGAAAATAAATCAGACCTAATACCGTCCAAGATTGCAAGAATAAGTAATAATGGAACATTAAAGATTGCAACTGTAGATAAAAACTTTAATCCTGAAGTATATCAAGTGGTCCAGGATGGTGGTAATTATCCAAAGTATAAAGAGGTTATCCCAAAAAATGCAGACGCGGTTGCAGTTGTTGCCATTAATCCTGAATACTTAAAAGACATTTGCGATATAATGAGTAAGTTTCAAACTGAAGACAATAAACGAGCTTATCTACATATCTACGATAATTCAATTAAAATGCGGACCTATAACAAAGAGACAAGACAAAAATGTCAAGCGGTTATTATGAATATGAATACAGATAGCACAAAAGACGCGTTACCCGGCTCTGATAAGATCAAGATTGATGATATGTGTGATACTATCAATAGTGCCAGGAATAAACGTCAAGGCGATCCAGGTTATATTTGCGCTCATTATACCATGAGTAATAGAATCACGATAGTAATAGTATTGCCTGAAGATGTAAAAGAGTGTACTGATATCATATTCAAAAGTAATGAATTCAAAAAGGCAAAAAAGTATCTTGACGATATTATTGCAATTGTAAAAAACTAATTAACTTTAACAACTAATCTATTCAATGCATATATTTGATAAGTTTATTATATTTTATAGTTTATTATAGAAAGTGAGTAAGAAAATGGAAAACACTAATTATTATTTTAAGTTTTTAAATTCTAGCTGGACCATTAACATGTGCTTGATGAATTTACAACAGTATCATAAGCTAACACTAAAACAGGCCAGGTCAGTTGTTAAAGAATGGCACATGTTATATGCATAGTATATTTTCAACCAACACTCGGAGAACAAAAAATGATCAACAACCTAATCAAGCGTATAGAGGATTTACCTTTAATTTACCGGCTTATTCTGTCGATGTTGTTGGCAAATGGCCTTATAACCGGAGCCGTATTTATTTTAATTAATTAACCAGTAATAGAAAGTGAGGGTATTTATTATGACAGTCGATATATTACAAATCGCAAAACAAATAGTAGATATTTCCACCCTTGAGAAATTAAAGGGCGGTAGTTGTCGCAATGTTTACCGACTCAATGACACTCAGGTAATCAAGATTGCAAAAAGTCCAAAAGGATTAGAACAAAACCTATGTGCAAATGATTACCTATTAATAAATGAGGGTATATTGCCAAAACTTGAAGATGTTGGATTGGATTATATAATTACGGAATACATACCAAGAAACGACAAAGAAACAAGGCAATTCTTAAAACCATTAAGATCTTTAACTATGGGAGACTTTAAAGATAAAACATCAAAACTGCAAGATACAATGCATAAACTACATTTAGAAACTCTTATGGATTATAATATTTTATGGAACGATGTTCTGTCATGGCGTAATTGGGGCACTAGAAGTAATGGTATGCATGTCTTGATTGATGAAGGAGCCATAAATGACCGCATACATTTTTCATCGACTCCAGAGAATTGGGCAATACAAGAATGGGAACAGATAAAAAGGCTCAGGTGTACCAACTAAACCCAAACCCAACACAACGAACAGACCAAACATTTCGCACACGCGAAAACAGGAGATAAAACAAAATGATTATAATTGATGAGAACTATGCAGGACTGAGAAAAAAAGGCACTTCATATGTATTTGGCGGTGATATCCGAATCAACGAAGATGTTAAAGTCATAGTTAATTTGGACGTTGGAGGGAATTTGAACGTTGAAGGGTATTTGGACGTTAGAAGGTATTTGAACGTTGAAGGGAATTTGAACGTTGAAGGGAATTTGAACGTTGGAGGGTATTTGGACGTTGGAGGGTATTTGGACGTTAGAAGGTATTTGAACGTTGAAGGGAATTTGAACGTTGAAGGGAATTTGAACGTTGGAGGGTATTTGGACGTTGGAGGGTATTTGGACGTTGGAGGGAATTTGAACGTTGAAGGGTATTTGGACGTTAGAAGGTATTTGGACGTTGAAGGGTATTTGGACGTTGAAGGGTATTTGAACGTTGGAGGGTATTTGGACGTTGAAGGGTATTTGGACGTTGGAGGGTATTTGAACGTTGAAGGGAATTTGAACGTTGAAGGGTATTTGGACGTTAGAAGGTATTTGGACG